TTCAATAAACTTGTCTGCTTCCTTTTTAATTCCTTTTCCTTGTACGAATTCAATTTTTTTACCTCTATAAAAAGGTTCCTTAATTGCGTCATAACCTCTTTGTGAAAGATATGTATATATTTCTATTTTTGTCCCTGTAATAGGTAATATAATTTGTTTTGTTTCTCTCATAATTTTTTTACTTATATTAATTATTAATATTATTTATATATATATTTATATATAGGGTAAAGTTTCTTTACTGTCCATGTAAAGTTTCTTTACTATGTTAGTAAAGTTTCTTTACTATGCGTAAAGTTTCTTTACTATGGTTCTAAACAAGTTGTTCGCATGTTATGCACATTAATAATCCGTTCCTACTTCAAGATTAACAAGCTCGAATTTAATGGCTTGTACATCTGTTGTGTCATATAAAACTGCAAATTCTTGTTCGTCAAAAATAAACTCTCCTTGATTAATAGGATTGTTGTTTGTAATCAACTTTGCCTTATTAATTGTTATTCTCAATTCTTCCTTAGTTGTAGCATTAACAAGTTTTCCATACATTCTAATAACAAATGCTTGTTTTTCCTTGTTAGCCCATTTTTGTACCTGAGTAATATCTGAGAATAATCTTTTAATAGTCAATGTGCCTTCCTTCATTCTTGCCTGTATGTTTCTTGGTCCACAATTATCTCCACTTAAAGGATCCGCTGACAAGTTATTATTGAAACTTAAACCAATTTCATTAACATTAATTTGAGCTGCGCAAGTTGCGTTTGTTAAAGCCGTTGAAGCGTCTGCTCCTAAACCAATAATTGTATTTTCAAATTCAAGAATAGGTCTAATATCTGTATAACTTGGAGTTTGACATTTTAAGTAAACAGCGTCACCGTCGCTTGCAGTAACCGAAGTGCTTGTAAATGTAACCCCTTGTCCGTCTACATTAACCTCAGTAATAGTTACCTCAGTTACTCCGATAATAAGAATATCACCAACGCATAATCCTTTGTTTGGAGTATTTGAATAATCATTGTCAAAATCAAAAGTTGTAATTGCTCCTGTTAAATCTGCATTTAAATTTCTTACACTCCATTCTCCTCCTGCCATAATGTTTGCAACGCATTTAATCTTCCCTGTGTCTATGCTTAAATTAATAGTGTTTACTCTTACGTCGTAATACCTTCTTGTATAATAAGCGCCAACTGAAAATTCAATTGTATATAAATCTGAGTCTGCCGCCGTAAAAGGGTGTGTGTATGCTTTTGGAGTTCCTGCGTCGTTTGTTGTTACTCCTTTTTTAACAGTAGAATTTAAAATGTGTCCAAGCGTGAAAGGATCAGCCCAAAATTCTATATTTCCGCTATGTTCTTTTGAACCTCTTATAAGATCCATTCCATTCCAATCATTACCAAATAATCTCATATCACGAACAAAATTTTGGTTTGTTATTACCGTATCTGTGATATATGGTAAAAAGATTGAAGGTCTTAGAGGCGTGTTCGCAGCCGCCTGTGGCTTTACTGCTAAACTTCCTTTGTCTGCTATAATAGTCATACGTTTTTATTTTTAAGTTTATCTTCTTCTTTTTGAGTTTCCTCAATTATTTTTTCAACTATTTCAAAATTAAAATTGTTGATTTTGTTTTTTGTTTTAATAATTCCGCCCGCTTTTACAAGTCCGAAACCGATTAAAACTAAATCCTTTTTCGATATGTTTTTATATTCCATATTAACAAATTTTATCTATTATTTTTATACATTTTAAATTAAAATTAAGTATAATATACGGCGACTCGTTCGTGCCATAATCTTTGCTTACGCCCACTATTTCCATTCTGTCGCATTGTGGTACACCTTCTACTGATAATTGTCTATCATTATCAAACATTTCTAAAATTTTATCTTCTAAAATTGTCATTAAGGTCATTGCTTCTGCGTTTGTTTTTCCTGCCTTGCTAACTTCCTGAAAAACTTTAATCGCAATTTCATAAACTCTCTCAACTCTTGCATTATCAATTATTTCTCCGTCTGATATTGACTGAACAACCGTCGCGTATGGGAAACCTGTCGTTTCGTTTGAGTCATATAAATAAACTACCTTCAAATATGTTTTTGAATTATCGTCAACTAATGCTTCAATCTTTGTCTTTATTACTGATTTTAGATCTGTGTAATTTCCCATAATTTTCTATATTATATCACATTTTAGTAATTTTTACTATAACGTCGCTAAGCGCTTTTCCAAAAAATTTTTCTATTCCTGAAAGAGAGTTTTGCATTCCCTTTGCCAAATAAAACCTTCCCCTGAACCTGCTTGTCCCATATTCTACATATGGAGCATATTTAACTATATTCGCTAAAATTCCCTCTAAATTTCCAAACTTTGTTCGATAGCCTTTAATTAATATTCCTGTATCAACAGGCGTTTTTAATTTTGCGTTCCTACTAATTAAACTAACCGATTTCTTAATTGCTGTATTTAAATTTTTTTGTAGGTTTGAGTCTGCCTTTCTAAGGCTGTTTTGGAACTCTGTAAACCCCTTAATTTGAACTTGGTACATATTAAGTAGTCTTATATATCATAGCCTTTTTATGCTTGTTAGCGGACATGTTACGGCTTCTAATGATATTATTATCTTTAACGGAAGCAACCTCATATTCTACTGAGTCAATAATAATTTTCATTCCTTGTTGAAGCGGTACTGATCGATCGAAACGTATTTGATAAGCTTTCCTTACTCCACCGTCAAAAAACTCCTCCAACTCTCCTGTGAATTCTATGAGATAGCAATAATATATTGTTGCGCTTTCTTCGCCAAATTGCTCTTTACTTGTTGACTCTATATCTTCAAGCGATTTTATTGTAAACTCTGTTGTAAAAAAATTTTCAATTGCCATAGTTTTAAAAACTTATTTTTTTATATTTCTTTAATATTTCAATTGCTCTCTCGTATTTAACCCAATCTTCCTTTCTGTTATAAGTCACATTGTAATCGTCAATACCTTCTGAAACTACCTCAGAATTATGTTCGTAAGCATAATTAATTATTCCTGCCATAATAATTGACGCTGCCAATTCTATTTCTTTTGGAACCGCAACTGAATAACCCCACTTAGCTGAAACTGAAATATTTTGCTGTCCTTTATAAAAGTAATATGTTACTAAGTCTGTATCTATAACAATTCTGTTTTTAGGTGTTTTATTTGCTGGATATGAATAAAATTGACTTGTTGTTAAAACTTCTTCGCTATCGTCTGAGGCTGTTATTGTTATGTTTTCAATTTCTACAAGATCAGGAAGTATTAATTGCTTGCTTCCACTTCCGTCAAAAACTTTCGCAGAATATTCCGTATCTGCTACAAAATTTCTTCCTGTAAAAGTATCAATATAATTTTCAGCTGACTCTAAAAAGATATTAAAGTTATCTTGCCAATCTGCTTCAATTGTTGTAAGCATTAATGCTTCTACTCTGTCCCTTGATGTGTAATTTTTTACTGACATATTATTTTATTTTATTATAAGGTTTGTTATTGCTTTGAGAATAAGGGTAAATTGTTTTATAAAAGTTTGCAACTCCTCCCAATGTACTTAATCCTTCGTCTTCAAACATTGACGTTCCTGCAATCTTGCTTCTTTCTATGGCTTCAAATGCAATCAACGCTCCTAACGTTCCAATTCCCTCGTCTTCTAAGTCTGCAATACCTCCAATGTTTTCAATTCCTTCGTCTTCAAATGTTGTAATACCTGATAAACTTTCAATGCCTTCGTCCTCGAATTCTATTATACCAGAGATTGTTTCTTTTAACACCCTTTCAATCTGAACTAAACCTGCTAATGTTACAAATTTATAATATGCGTCAATGTCTGCAATTCCTGCAATTGTTGAAACAATTGTTGCCTCTAAGAATAACAAACCTGACAATGTTCCTTTCCCTGCATATTCTAATGCTGAAATTCCTCCAAGAGTTTCCTTTGCCGTATATTCAAAATCTGAAATACCTGCTAATTGTTTTAATCCTTCGTCTTCGAATATAACCAAACCTGACAATGTTCCTTTCTCTGCATATTCTAATGCTGAAATTCCTCCAAGAGTATTTACTCCTTCGTTTTCCATTTCTGCCACGCCTGCTGTTTGGTCTGTTTTTGTTCCTTCATAAAATGCAGTTCCTGCAACATTTTCTAAATCTTCAATTTCAAATGTTAAAAGCCCTGCCAGTGTTGCAACCGCTTCGTCCTGAAAAGTTGACTGCCCTGCAACCGTTTCTTCTTTCTCAGTTTCCATTTCCGCAATCCCTGCAACCGTTTCTTTAACATTTAACAACTCAAATATCGCCAATCCTCCCACCGTTCCTTTTCCTATTGTTTCTAATGTTGCCTGTCCCGCAGTTGTATCTTTTCCTATTGTTTCGATATCTGCAATACCTGCTATTTGAGAAACTTTTGTTGCTTCTGCAAAAATTAAACCTGATAAAGTATTTTTTCCTAAGCCGTCGAAAGTAGATTGTCCTGCAATCTGATTAACCTTCACATTTTCTAATTCAATTATTCCACTAACAGTTTCTTTTTCTTCATTTTCAAAATTTGTAAGTCCTGCAAAAGTATCTTTTATTATTTTTTCAGTAGTTGCAATTCCTGCAAGAGAAGCTTTTTTTATTTCTTCCAATAATACTAAGGCCGCCACCGTTGAATATGTAGTTACAGGAGCATTTCTATACCCTCTATCAACAGCTGTTGTTTTTTGAACAGCTCCTGTCGCGTCCAAAACACATTTATAATATCTACCGTCACCGTTTGCAGGAGCAGTAGTATCATCATAACTTTCCGTAGTGCCTAAATTTGTATTATAATCTGCGTCAGAATCTGCGTCTGACCTTTTCCATTGATAGGTTAAACTGCCATGCCCACGATAGCCTGTATCAGTAGAACTTGCGTCACTATCACCAGTTGCATTAACTGCCACAACTTTATATGTTCGGGTAGCACCATTCGCAACTGACTCTCCATTTATAGACAAAACAACCTTATCAAGATAAGATCCGTCAGAAGCAACTGCCGAACCTGCTGTAATAATAGGTGCAGCGGCAGCACTATCATCATAAGTTGCTACATCTCCAAGAGTATCTAATAAGTTAGAACCTTCATAAACTTTATAACCAGTAGCTCCTGTTGATTTTGTCCAAGTAACAACTACTTTTGCTGTATCTGTTCCGTCAGTAGCAGAAACATTAGTCGGAGCGGCAGGTTTTGTAGTAAAATTAACCTCACTTCCATAACTTGTTCCTGCTGAATTTGTAGCATAAGCACGAACATAATATTTTGTTCCTGCATCTAAACCTGTCATTGCTACCGTATAAGCACCTTCTCCTGTTCCATTCGTTGCGTGACTATCTGTTATTGTTGGAGTTGCACTTGTGTCCCAACACATACCTCTTGTTGCTGTTGCACCTCCGTCATCAGTTATATTTCCATTTCCAGTTGCCGTTGTATCTTCTATTGAAGTTACTGCTTGTGTTGTTACTGTTGGAGCTACTATTGATATTGTAGTTACCGTCACCGTTGTTCCATAACCAGTTCCGTCAGTATTTATTGCATAAGCTCTTACTCTATAAGATGTTTCTGAATCTAATCCTGTAATTGCTTTTGTATATGCTCCTGTTGAATAAGTGCCTGTATCTTTAGCTGTACTATCTGATGTTGTTGGGTCACCTGTTGTTCCTGCTTTATAACAAAATCCTCTTGTTGTTGGAGTAGAATCTCCTATTCCAACTATATTTCCGTTTCCTGTAAAACCACTTGAACCTATACTTGTCCCTGCTTGTGTTGTTACATATGGTTCTGGTGGTCTATTAACTGCTACATTTACTGGTGTTGCTTTTGTTCCAGTAACGGTATCAGGTGATAAAGGACAAGTTCCAGCAAATACATTAGTAGCTGTAAATTCAAAAGTTAAATTTTCTGTATAATTGTCAGCTTTTAAGAGTATGCAATTATACCAACAAAAATATAGAAAATAATCACCAACAGTTGTAATACCACTTGGTATTTGAAATCCTGAAGGCATTGATGTTAGAGATGTACAACCATACCAACAAGTAT